CTATTCATTCTATTGGTTCTACTGCAATCTTTAAGAAACTTTGTTATAGGACAGATGTGGAAATTTAATTATGAAGACAGTATTATTCTATCATATCTATCTGGATGATCTAGGGCATTGGTCATCGATTGTAAACGAGCAGTTTTCTTGTGCTGTGAATTCTGGTCTATTTGATGCTACAGATGAAATGTATATTACATGTGTCAGCAATAGTTATTGGAAAACAAAGTGGTTTAGTGTTCTTGCCAACTCTTATTTCAAGAAAGCTGTGATAGAGGAAGTGCGTGATCCTTTTGTTTCAGATCAAGATATGTTAAATCACTATCCTGATTTTACAAAAAATCAAGGCAATCAAGGCGGAAATAAAAATACCGAAGCTTACACTCAAAGTAAAATCTATAATATGGCTCAAAAAGAAGACATGAAGATTTTATATTTTCATGCGCGCGGCATAACTTTTAGTTTGAGAGGACTATATGAAGCGAGAGATAGTAACAATGTTAAGTGGGCATATGATAATCAGTATCAAAAGCTGACATATCTTTCTAGACAATTTTTAAACTGGGGAGCAATTGAAAATTGGAAAACACTACATAAAGCTCTTGATACATATGATGTGGCCAGTTTCAACTATCAGACATACCTTATACCACATTTTGCTGGTAATACCTGGTGGACAAAATCTAGTTATTTGAGAACTCTTGGTGATCCTTCAAATCTAAATTGGTGGAAAAGTTTTCTGGATAATTTAGGAGATGTTAGATCGATAATAGGTTCTAACAGATACAGAGATGAATTCTGGATCAATTCAAATCCAGAAGCCAAGTTGTATAACTTTGTTGATGTAAAAGAGAATGAGAATCCTCTTAAGAACATAGTTCATAGACCTGTATATGAGAACAAGGTTCATCATCCTCTTCCAGAACCCGAAAAGCCTAAACCTACTGAACAAGAGTTAATGTTCAATGTCAACAAAGGCATGAATAAGAGAGCTTTTATCGTAGACAACTTCTATTCAGATCCTCTTGCTATTCGCGCTTTCGCGCAGCAGCAAGAATATGTTGAAGGTGGTTTTGGTCGTGGATTTATAGGAAGAAGATCAATTAAGCAGTTTCTTTTTCCTGAAGTTAAGAAGACTTTCGAATCTATTCTAAACATGAAAATTACCAAGTGGGAAGAATATGGAATGAATGGTAGATTCCAGCTCAATACAGCCGGAGAACCGGTTGTTTATCATTGTGATTCCCAAAGATTTGCGGCTATGATCTTTCTAACACCAGATGCGCCGCCATCGTGTGGAACATCTACCTTTATGCATAAGAATACAAGAGTCCATCATAACTCTAGTCCGCGCATCAATGAAGTTTTCTATGGTAGCAACCACCTTGATGGAACTCCATTTGAGAGAGTTGATAAGTTCGGAAACATATTTAATCGTCTTGTTATCTTTGACGGCGGATGCATTCATGCGGCCAGCGAATATTTTGGCATAACTATGGATGATGCTAGACTGTGGCACATGTTTTTCTTTGACGCAGAATAATTTTTAAACACTTGACATGAGACATAGGATGTGATATAAATATGTATGTCTTCGCCTGAATGGGAAGACTTAAACAACTAACTTGCATAAATGGAGTTAACACATGACTATCAATAAAATCCCCTTTTTCGATCCTATGTCTTTTTCTCTTCCTAAGCAGTTCAATACCACAATCGGATTTGAACCTATTTTGAAGAGACTTTCAGAAATGTCGGATAGCCTTCCTAAGATTCCAACCTATCCGCCTTACAATATCAGACAGACTGGTGAAAACACCTATGTTATTGAAATCGCTGTTGCTGGTTTTGGTAAGCAGGATTTGGAATTAGAGCTACAGGACGGCAAACTTACCGTCAAGGGTAATATTCAAACAAACGATACAGACGATAACTATATCTTCAAGGGTATTGCTGATCGCGCATTCACTCGTCAGTTTATTCTGGCCGATACTGTGGAAATCAAGAATGCTGATTTGATTAATGGTATGTTGAAGGTTTGGCTTGAACGCTTCATTCCTGAAGATAAGAAGCCGAAGAAGATCAACATCGGTGACGAGCCTAAGACTGAATCCAAGAAAGAACTTCTCAATGAGGATGGCAACAATGCCACCAAAGAATATCTACAAGATAGATCGGAGAAGTAATGATAAGAACACTGAAGAAACTATTCACTCGCAAGAGTGAGCATGATCGTATGTATGATTATCTTTGTCAAGCTACCGATCAAGCTCACTTAGAATGGCTTCAGCGTGAATGGGACCGCAAGTCCTATAACGATAGGAGACATTGGTAATGGCTCCTTATACTAATGAAGAAGCTGATTGGCTATCTGGCCAATGACACTATATACTGAGGAGCAATAACGCTCCTCAGTTTTTATTATGGAGAAATGTATGAATAAGACTATGCTTACTCTTGCTGCTGTTCTGTTTGCTTTTGGTACCAGTTCAGTTTATGCTACCAGTGATGTTATCCGTATTGTAGGATCATCTACAGTTTATCCCTTCACAACCACTGTCGCAGAACAGTTCGCTAAGAAGAATGGTGTTTCAGCACCAATCGTTGAAGCAACCGGTACTGGTGGTGGTATCAAGATGTTCTGTGCTGGTAACGGCCCAGATACTCCTGATGCTGTGAATGCTTCTCGTAAGATGAAGGATGAAGAGAAGAAGATTTGCGCTGAGAATGGTGTAGAAAACATCACTGAAATGGCAATCGGCATCGATGCTATTGTAGTTGCAATGTCTAAGGATCATCCTGGTATCAATCTATCAACAAACGATATCTATCGCGCTCTTGCAAAGTATGTGGTTGTTGATGGTAAGTTTGTTGAAAATCCAGTAAAGACTTGGAATGAGGTTCGTTCTGATCTTCCCACTGACAAGATCGAAGTTCTTGGCCCGCCGCCAACTTCAGGTACGCGCGACTCATTTGTAGAGTTGGTATTTGAGAAGGAATGCAAGGCTGACATTAAGAATAACAACTTGATCGTTTCAGAAGAAGATACGAAGGCATTCTGTCAATCAGTTCGTGAAGATGGCGCATACATCGAAGCGGGTGAGAATGATAATCTAATCGTTCAGAAGCTTCAATCGAATCCTGCTGCTCTCGGTATCTTTGGTTATTCTTTCCTTGAAGAGAACCTAAACACTATTCAGGGCGCAACTATTAATGATGTTGCTCCTGAGTATGATGCTATCGCTGCTGGTAATTATCCAATCGCTCGTAAGCTTTATGTCTATTTCAAGGGATCACACTTTGAATCAAATCCAGACTTGAAGAAGTTTATGGATGAGTATCAGAGCGACGAGGCTATTGGCGAAGAAGGCTATTTGGCCGAGAAGGGTCTTATCCCACTTAAGTAACACTTGACAATCTGGAGAGGATGATATATACTATCATCTTCTCCTTTCTTTATAGGTATATTATGAAACTCGTTATTGAAAAGTCTGTGGTCGTTATTACCCCTACAGTGGGTTCAGCAAAACTTGCTGATGCTGTTGAGAGCGTTGCCAATCAAACATATAAAAATCTCACACATCTTTTAGTTATTGATGGCGCTAAAGAATATTTGGAACAGTTCAATAAGAACTTAGTTCATCAAGATAAAGATAACTGGAATCTAGAGTTCATGTTTTTGCCTTATAACACAGGCGCAAATGGATTCAACGGTCAGCGCATCTATGCATCAATTCCTCATTTAGTAAATGCCGATTATGTCTTCTTTCTTGATGAAGATAATTGGTATGAACCAGATCATGTCAAAACTCTTGTCTCTAAGATTGAAGAAGAAAATCTAGATTGGGCATATTCACTTCGCAAGGCATATACGCCAGACAAGCAATACATCGCTGATGATAACTGTGAAAGTCTTGGCAAGTGGCCTATATACTTCACACATAACGATCCACAATATCTTATAGACACTTCGACTTTTGCATTCAAGAGGCAGTTTATTAAGGCAACATGCCATCTCTGGCACTCTGGCGCTTGGGGAGAAGACAGGCGCTTCTTCTATGCAATTAAAGATAAGTCGAAATGGAACACAACTGGCAAACACACTCTTTGCTACAGAGTAGATAACAATCCGAATTCTGTTAATGAAGAGTTCTTCATCAAAGGAAATGCGGAACAACTTGCACATTATAAGGGACAATTACCATGGTTGATTTGACGGGTTTAATATACTCAATACAAGAGCCTCCTAATATTCTTTTGAAGAAGAGCGAAGAATTAGCATTCATAGGGCATTGCTTGATAAACGCTAATGAAAAAGAATCGCAGAACTATCAAGATGTGTTCGTGCTATACGAAACGAAGTATAAGAGAAATGGATATTTTGTAGAGTTTGGTGCAACTGATGGCAAAGATATCAGCAATACAATTCTTTTAGAAAAGAAGTATGGCTGGACAGGCATTGTTGCAGAACCAAATCCCGTTTGGCATGATGCTCTAATTAAAAATAGAACTTGCCATATTTCAAAAAGTTGTGTATACTCTAAGACTGGTGAGGAAATTGAGTTTATCGCTTCCGATACTCCTGATATTTCTGGAATCAAAGAGTTCGCTTCAAAAGATGAACACACGGCAAATAGAAATATAGGTAAGACTATTACTGTACAGACTATCTCGTTGGTCGACTTGCTTGATCAATATAATGCACCGAATGAGATTGACTATCTTTCTATTGACACAGAAGGCAGCGAATATGTTATTCTAAAAGCCTTCTTTGATAATCCTAAAAACTACAAGATAGATAATATAACGGTAGAACATAATTGGATTCAATCCGATAGAGATGCGATATACAATCTTCTTCGTGATAATGGGTATGAGAGAAAACTCGTAATGTTCTCTAGATGTGATGATTTTTATACGAAAGTGAAGTGATATGGGCAAGGATTTAATTATTGGCGGTGCATCCAACTATACTTGGGACCACTTGAAGTATTGGGTAAACTCAATTCAACGTTCAGGTTTTACTGGCGATGTTGTGCTAGTTGCTACCAACATTACAAAAGAAACAATAGATAAGCTTACGGACAAGGGCGTTAAGCTTGAGCTGTATGGCAAGCGAGATGAACATGGCAACTTTACTGCCCATTCAAATGGCGCACCTCATATAGAAAGATTTTTCTATATCTGGAATTATCTTCATAATAATAAAGACGAATACGATTATGTGATTACAACCGATACGCGCGATGTTGTGTTTCAGTCAAATCCAACACACTGGATTGATGAGTGTATACTGGAAGGATATGAATCATTAATTGTTTCTTCTGAAGGAATGAAGTATGAAGATGAACCTTGGAATAACAACAATCTTCTTGAAGCTTTCGGTCCATACTTTCATAGCATCTATAAGTCCGACGCTATATTTAACGTGGGAACGATTGCTGGCGTGGCCGAATATGTTAAAGACATGTTGTTTATGATATTCCAAATGTCTATCAATAGACCTATTCCTATTGTCGATCAAGTTGTTTTCAACATCATCATTCAACAAAGACCGTACAAGGACTTTATCAAGTATACTTATAATTCGGATGCATGGGCTATTCAGTTAGGCGTTACGATGGACGCTGTAAAGTCTGGTGCTGGAGATATTGGTATGAGCGTTGCACAGGATCCTTCAAAGATGATTCTATATCAAGCCAAGTATTTTGACGAGCAACCGAAACTTGATAATGACGGTTTTGTTGTGAATAGCGACGGCAAAAAGTTTGTAATTGTTCACCAGTATGATAGAACTCATGCGTGGAAAGACAAGATTATGGAGAAGTATAATGACTAAGAAGACAGCACTAGTACTAGGCGCTGGTGGTTTCATTGGCAATCACATGGTCAATAGACTAAAGAGTGAAGGCTATTGGGTTCGCGGTGTAGACTTAAAGCATCCTGAATTTGGCAAGTCTGAAGCAGATCATTTTGTCATTCGTGATTTGCGTGATCCAATCAATGCTCAAGAGTTGATTGGTTGGGCAGGCAGCAATCGTGGGCCTCATCAAACATGGGCTAGACAATTTGATTTGCCATTTGATGAAATCTACCAGTTCGCTGCTGATATGGGTGGTGCTGGATATATTTTCTCAGGCGAGAATGACGCAAATGTAATGCATAACTCAGCCACAATCAATCTGAATGTGCTTGATGCTGTGCGTGATATGAATGAATCATACAAAGTCAATAAGACAAAGATTTTCTATTCATCTTCCGCATGTATGTATCCTGAACACAATCAGTTAGATCCTGATAATCCTAACTGTGAGGAGTCTTCTGCTTATCCTGCTAATCCAGATTCGGAGTATGGTTGGGAAAAGCTATTCAGTGAGCGTCTGTATCTAGCTTACAATCGCAACTATGGTATACCTGTTCGCATCGGTCGTTTCCATAATATCTATGGACCAATGGGAACATGGAAAGGCGGCAAAGAAAAGGCACCTGCTGCTACATGTAGAAAAGTCATCACAGCAGATGTGGTAGTTGGTGTTTGGGGAGATGGTGAACAGACTCGTTCATTCCTTTACATTGATGATTGTATTGATGCTGTTCGTCTAATGATGGAATCGGATTTTATGGGCCCAGTAAATATTGGTTCAGAAGAAATGGTAACAATCAATGAACTAACACAGATGGTCATGAATATACGAGGCAAGAATCTTGCTATATTCCATCAACCCGGACCACTGGGTGTTCGCGGCCGTAACTCACATAACAGATTGATTGAAGAGAAGCTTGGATGGAAACCTAAGTGTTCATTGAAAGACGGTATCACTTTGACATACAACTGGATTGAGGAACAGGTAGAAAATGAAGTTTGAGTTATTGCAAAATCATCCTATGATTACTGGCAACCATAAGATTGGTTGGGGTAATCCTACCGATTACAGAGACGATGAGTTGTTAGAATCTATCTGCGATTATTTCGACAAGAGAACTAAAATTGAACCAATCTCATATGAGAATTCTGTATGGTTCAACAATGTTGAAAGACAAAAGCCAATCATAGACCTTCTGCAAAGAAGAGATTTGGATGCTTTACATGAGCTTTTTAGAAATATGTTTTCTTCTCCTCTCACTCATGGCACTGCTCAAGGTGATGTGCAAACACAACAGTTTAGGAATGATCCGAGTTTCACAGCAAGAGTTGTACAAGGAGGTTATGACAGACTTGTAAGCTTAATGGAAATGTTTGAGATTATTCCTCTTTTCTCTCCTGAAGAATATAGTTTCAATAATCGTTTCGATTATTATTTCACTATCTCTGCCGATGAATATATTAAAAAGTTGATGGACAAGTTTAATGTAGACTTGACAGCACCAAAATATTCTGGTAATCTATTGGGAATGGACACTAGCTACGGTATTTACAATGAAAGAGATATCATTGCTATTGGTATCGCTCTTCTTATTCATGAGAAGTTTCCTGATAAGAGTATGAGGATTTGTGAGATTGGTGGAGGCACAGGTCATCTGGCATATTATCTATATAAGTTAGGTTATGAGAATATCACAATCGTTGATCTGCCGACAATCTCTTTATCTCAGATGTATTTCTTATCTGTGAATTTAGGTAAAGATAAAGTGAAGTTGTTAGCCCCTCAAGAATTTACTGGCGATTATGATATTGTTGTTAATGTTGATAGTATGACAGAAATGAATATTGAGTCTGCTACAGAGTATTGTGATAAGATGATGAATAAGGCTCTCTTCATTTCAATCAACCATGAGGCCAATTCATTTACTGTTGCTGATGTTTGCAAGATGCAAAGAGTGTCAAGAAATCTCTTCTGGCTACGGAGAGGATATATCATTGAGGAGTTTATATAATGGAAAAACCTATTCTAAGATTGGGCTTCACTGATACCCCATCATCTATTGCTAATTTCTTTAGCGTGATGCTATCAGAAGATTTTGATATCAGACGAGACGATATTGCTCCTGATTATTTGATATTTGGTGATCGTAACTTTGGCGAACATAACATGACATTCAACGATAAGCGTTGCATCAAGATTTTCTACACTGGTGAGAACCAGCGTCCAGAACACTATGCTTGCCACTTCGCTATCTCATTTGACCATATTGATGATGAGAGACATTATAGACTACCTCTCTATGTGATCTATGACTTTGATAATCAGTTCAGAGATGTTACAAATACCAAGACAGTTGATCGTGAACCTCATGATCTAATCAAGAAGTTCAAAGACAAGTTTTGTTCATTTGTTGTGAAGAATGGTGCATGTGAAAAGCGTAATTACTTCTTTCAAAGACTTAATGAATACAAGAGGGTTGATAGTGCTGGCCCATTGTTTAATAACATGGGCGATATTATATCAAGAGGAGATGATATGGTAAAAGCCAAGTGTCTCTTCTTGAATAACTATAAGTTTAATCTATGCTTTGAAAATTCTAGTTATCCTGGTTATGTAACTGAAAAGCTTTACGAAGCATACATGGGTGGAGCAATTCCTATATATTGGGGTAGTCCAACAGTAGAGTGCGACTTCAACACAAAGGCTTTTCTAAACTGGCATGATTATCAAGATGACGATGCGTTTATGCAGGCTATCATTGATGTTGATACAAAGCCAGAACTATATGAAGAAATGTACCTACAACCGTTCTTCAATAGCTGGAAAGAACCTTACAACAAGTACCTAGATATGAATCGATTCCGTGGATGGTTCAAAAAGAATGTATATAAAGGAGTGTTAAACCCACTATGAAACGCAGAGCATTGATTATAACGCCAACTGGCACAAACATGTTTTTTGATGACCTATATGATAAGAACAATCATTGGCGCATGAGAAAACCAGAAGCAGACTATGATGTATGCGTGGTAGCATTCAAGGACGATTTTGAACCTGAACCGGGCACATATGATATGATCGTTCGTAAGAAGGGTCTAAAGTGGAGACTTATTCCTGAAATTGCTAAGGTAATCAAGTGGGAAGATTACGATTACATTGGCTGTTGGGATGATGATTATTGTACAGATATCCAGTCTGTCAATGCATCATTAGCTTTAGCTAGACAATATGATTTCAGAATCTTTCAACAATCTTTGACTTCATGGACTGTCTTTCCTTGCCTTGAGAACAGAAAAGATGTGGTGTTCACTGAGACAAACTTTCTTGAGTTTGGTGTGCCATTCTTTAGAAACGATATTTTCCACAAGGTACTTGAGTTCTTGAATGATTATAAGTATGAAAAGTCCGACTGGGGAATTGATAAGGTCATTTGCTATTATCTACAAGCATCCGCTCATGTAATACATAGTACATCTATCAAGCACATGAGACGCGAGAGTTCATATGATCATCAAGATGGATTCAGAGAAATGCATTATCTAATGACTGAGTTCTTCCCTAAGTATATGAAAGAGAAGTATGGTGTAGAGTATAAATACACTGATCAACAAGTTGTTATTAGTGAAGCGAGAATGAAGAATGATTAGAGACATTGATTGGTATAATGTAGCATATGACTTTCAAATAGCAGAGCCGTTCAATCATGCGGTTATCGACAACTTCTTTATGCCGGAAGTGGCCGAAAAGATTGCCAATGAATTTCCAGACTTTGATACTCCGTTTGTCAATGATCATAACAGTCCATTAGAAATAAAGAAGACACTTAATCACTGGGATAGATTTCCGGCTGTTACTTATCGGGCCTTCTCATTGTTCGGTAGACCTGATTTTATTGACAACATGAAGACTTTATCTGGAATTCAAAATCTACATTTTGATTTTGGATTGAATGGCGGTGGCTGGCACATGCACGGTCGTGGTGGAAACAACAACATTCATCTAGACTACAACATTCATCCAAAGTTAGGTCTTCAAAGAAAGCTAAACATCATTGTTTATATGACTCCTGGATGGCAACCGGAATGGGGTGGCGGTTTGGAATTTTGGTCACATGATGAAACAAACAATCAACCAAAAGAAAGAATAAAAACGATTGACAATTTGTTTAATCGTGCTATAATCTTTGACACTACACAAAATTCCTGGCACGGTCTTCCGAAAGCTATCGATTGTCCAGAGGGAATTATTCGTAAGAGTATCGCCGCATATTATGTTCATCCAGCTCCTGCTGTAACAGAACAGCGTGGTAGAGCATTGTTTGCGCCGAGAGAAGAACAAAAGGGCAATCAGGAAATTGAAAACTTGATTAAGCTGAGAGCCAGTGTAAACCAATCGGCCGACGTTTATAAGTATAAGAAATAATTTTTGAGAGGTATATAATGACTAAGAGAATGCTTGTTACAGGTGGTGCGGGATTTATTGCTCATCATGTTATTGACCATTTCCTAAAAACTACGGATTGGGAAATCGTTTCCCTAGATCGTCTTGATTATTCGGGCAATCTAAATCGTCTACACAATCTAGTTTCTCAGCACTCTAAGGAAAATCAAAAGAGAGTTAAGATTGTATGGCATGATCTAAAGTCCGAAATAAGTGAATTGACAAGAAGCTTTATCGGGCATGTTGATGTCATCATGCATTTGGCTGCATCAAGTCATGTTGATAGGTCTATTTCAAATCCGATGGAATTCTGTATGGACAATACTGTCGGTACTGTCAATCTGTTGAACTATGCTAGAACTATTCCTAATCTTGAACGGTTCATCTATTTCAGCACCGATGAAGTATTCGGTCCAGCGCCGAATGGCATTCTGTATAAGGAGCGTGATCGTTACAACTCAACTAATCCTTACTCAGCATCTAAGGCTGCAGGTGAAGAGTTCTGCGTTGCATTTGAGAACACATACAATCTGCCTATCTACATCACACATACAATGAATGTTTTCGGTGAGCGTCAGCATCCGGAGAAGTTTATTCCAATGTGTATTCGTAAGATTAATGATGGTGAGACTGTAACTATTCATTCTGATCCTACAAAGACTATTCCTGGTTCACGGTTCTATATTCATGCGCGTGATGTAGCAGAGGCTATGCATTTCTTACTTCACTTGAATGATGCTCAAAAGGCAATTGTTGCTGAACGCGATGCTGGCGGCGCCAAGTGCCCTAAGTTTAATGTTGTCGGCAAAGAAGAAATTGATAATCTTTCTCTAGCAAAAGCTATTGCTGAGGCCGAAGGCAAAGAATTGAAATATGATATGATCGATTTCCATTCTTCTCGTCCGGGTCATGATTTGCGTTATGGTCTTGACGGCAACTTCATGCGTGATCTTGGTTGGGAACCAAAGCTCACTCTCAAGGAAAGAATTAAAGAAGTTGTTGATTGGTCTCTTGCTAATAAGGAATGGATTTCAATATGAAATATGTTTTCTTAAGTGATAACGAAAAGAAAACTAAATGGCTTCCTGGTCAAGATATTCCTGATTTTTTACAAAAAATATTGAAAATCGAAAAAGATCCTGTGGGGATTGAAATTGGTACAGATGGAGGGATAACAACCCTCCATCTTCTGACTAGTATGCCGACATTGAAGTTACACGGCATTGATCCTTATATACCTTACAAAGATTGGGGTGGTAATGATTTTGCTTGGCACGGTGAAGTTGGTAAGTTGAATAACGACAACGATGATTCTTACAATGTATTCATGAAGAGAATTGAACAATATAATGATCGTTACACGCATCACAGAAAAACATCAGATGATGCTGTATCAGATTTTGAAGATGAAAGTATGGACTTCATCTTTATTGATGGTCTTCATACATACGAGCAAGTATTAAAAGATTGTAAGAATTACTATCCAAAACTGAAAAAGGGCGGTCTATTTTGTGGTCATGATTTCACAACTATTGCTGGTGTGAATCGGGCAGTATCGGAATTTTCTGTTAGTATTGGTTTAGAAAATATTGGTGTAATGAAACAAGATGTGTGGTATTGGACAAAGCCTAATGTTTGAGAATGAAAATGTAATTGAACTAAAAGAGTGTCTTACCTGTGGTTCTAATAATCTAAAGCTCACATTAGATTTAAATAAGCAACCTTTGGCCAATTCATTCAAGAAGAACAAAGACGAAAAGCAAGATGAGTTTCCTCTTGCTGTTAATCACTGTAAAGATTGTTTTCATGTACAGTTAACTCATGCTGTTAATCCTGATCTGATGTTCAAGGATTATCTGTATGTATCTGGCACATCACAAACAATGAATGATCATTTTGAATGGTTCTCTAGATACTCTGTTGAATATTACACCACAATGAACCACTTTTCTGCTCCTATGAATGTTTTAGATATTGGTTGTAACGATGGTTCACAGTTGAATCATTTTAAGAAACTGGGCATTATAACACAGGGCGTAGATCCTGCAGAAAATCTCTATGAAACTTCTTCTAAGGAACACCACATTACTTGTGGCTATTTTGACGAACAATATGTTCCACACAAATTTGCCTCGTTCGACTTGATTGTTGCACAGAATGTCTTTGCTCATAATTTTGATCCTTATGCATTTCTAAAGAATGCTCGTCGGTATATGAATGAATCGTCTTTGCTGTTCATACAAACTTCTCAGGCCGACATGATTCGTAATAATGAGTTTGATACAATCTATCACGAACACATCTCATTTTACAATATCAACTCAATGAATGAACTGTGTAAGAGATCAGGACTTAATTTGATTGATGTTGTCAAGTGCCCTCTTCATGGCAATAGCTATATCTTTATTATTTCTAGATACGCTTCACGCCCAGCTAATATTGAAAATCTAATCGATATGGAACGCAAGGCTGGTATTTTAAGTGAGGAGAAGTATAATGAATATGCATTGAAGTGTCAGGGTGTTGTAGATGATTTGATATCTTCTTTGAATGGTGCTGAGGCAGACGGATACACTCTAGTTGGTTATGGCGCAGCAGCGAAGGGAATGACTTTGCTGAACTATGCTAAAATTCGTTTAGATTATATCATTGATGATAATCCACTAAAGCAGAATCGTTATACACCAGGAATGAGTATACCTATTGTGTCATCTGATATCTTGACAGAATTCCATGAGAATGAAAAGATCATCTTTATACCTCTTGCTTGGAATTTCTTTAATGAGATTAAGAACAAGATCAAGGCAAAGAGAGATAATAAGAATGATCTGTTTTTGAAATATTTTCCTGAAGTGATATTTATCAATGAACATTAATATATACTACCACACATACCTAGATGACAACTATCTTTGGTCACAGCTTCTACTAGAGAAGTTTAAAGTTATGGAAGATAGTGGTCTGATGCAGAAAACAAACAAAATCCATATTACAGCTATCACTCAAAACGATCCAAGAGTTGGAATGTTTCACAATCTCTGTGGGTTATATAATGTTCCTGTTGAGATTGAGTTCATTCAAAATCAATACAACAATGATATTGCTATGATGGAAGATTTGCGAAACATTTTTGGTAATGTTGTTAAGAATGTTGGTGAAGATTATACTCATAAGAAGATGCAGGAAGCTTGTAAGAAAGAAGATCAGATTATTCTTTACCTTCATGCAAAGGGTATCACATCAATTCTAAACAATCTCACTGTTCCTGGATTAGTTTCAAAGTATCGCAATAGATACTATTGGAGAATGTTTATGTATAATGTTATGACTGATTGGAAAGAGTGTGTCGATGCTCTTCAATCTGAATATGATACTGCTGGTATTGATTATTCAGAATTACCTTCGCCGCACTACAGAGGCAATTTCTTCTGGAGCAAGTCTGATCATATTAAAACTTTGCCTGATCCAATGACTAGAGACTGGTGGGCAGAACTAAAGCGTGAGAAGAATCATGAATGGCTGAACAAAGTATGTGATAGATTTGGCTCAGAACTGTGGCTGTGTTCTAAGAAAGGAACACGAAGCTTCAACTCAAGAACTAATAATGGTGACTACATTGACAATGATATCTAGTATAAACAATCACACCACTGTTATGTTTCATGAAGTTGAGGATATCAATGAAGCGCAAACAATGCGCCGTATCCGAAATGAATGTCGTGAATATATGACGAAGAATAGTGACTTAATATCCAAAGAAGATCAAGTCATCTGGTTCAATGGACTTGATAGAGACAATATCAAAATGTATATAATGTTTGAGTCATATTTTGGTGTTGTCTTTTCTCCTATCGGCTTCGGTTATTGTAGACATGTGGATGATGAAACATATCTCACAGGCGGTCTTATAACTGATAGTAGAGGTAAAGGATACGGTAGAATATTATTTCAACATCTATTAGATAAAGCAAAAACTTTCAATACAAAAATCACTCTTGAAGTCTTACAGACAAACGCGGTGGCACAGAAGCTATATACCAGTATAGGTTTTGTGCCCTACTATAGTGATGATAGAATAATAAAAATGGAGTTTAAGAATGATCCCGCTGTTTAAAGTGAGAATGTCCAAGAAGGCACCAAGTTTGGTAAAAGAAGTTTTGCAGTGCGGTTTCATTGCTCAAGGTCCAAAGGTCGACGCTTTTGAAGATGTATTACAGTCAGAATTGAAGACAGAGACAAAGCCAGTAACTGTCAATTCCTGTACAGCAGCTATTGATTTAGCTTTAGAGCTATGTGGTGTCGGACCAGATGATGAAGTTATTTCTTCACCGCAGACTTGTTTTGCTTCACAGATTGGCGCTATTCATCGTCATGCTCGAATCCGCTGGGCCGATGTTGATCCATTGACAGGTCTAATCGATCCCAAGAGTGTGAAGAAGCTTATAACAGATAAAACAAAGGCAATTATTGCTGTTAACTGGGCAGGTAAACTGTGCGACTATAAGAAGCTAAAAGCATTTGGTGTTCCTGTTATTGAAGATGCTGCTCATACTTGGGATTCTTTCTTTAAGAAGAAGGTCGAGCGTGGCAACTATATCTGCTATTCTTTCCAAGCAATTAAGTTCTTAACTTCAGGTGATGGTGGAATGATCATATGTCCAAATGAAGAGAAAGAAAAGGAAGCCAGATTACTGAGATGGTTTGGTCTTGATCGTACCAAAAGCGAATCATTTAGATGCACACAAAACATCACTAAAGCCGGCTTCAAGTATCATATGAATGATATCAGTGCCTCTATTGGAATCAGTAATATCCCCGAGGCTAGAAAGTCTGTTCTAAGAACTAGAAAAAATTCCAGATATCTTATAAAGAATATCAAGAACGATAAAGTTGTTCTTCCTAAGTTTGATGGCACAACTTCATTTTGGTTGTTTAGTATGCATGTTAAAGATGGCAAGAAGAAAGAATTTGAAAATCATCTTGCAGATAATGGCATCACATCAAGTCCTGTGCATTTTAGAAATGATCTTTATGATAGCACAGCACAATTCAGGGAAGATGATCTACCAGGAGTAACAAGTTTTAGTGATACTCAAATCTGTATTCCAAACGGTTGGTGGTTAACTCAAGAAGAACTAGAACATATTGTAACAGTGGTAAACAAATTCTAATGAACATATTCATCGTACCATCATGCATCAAATCTATAGTTGGTAAAATTGACTATCAGGATAGATATGAGCAGACTTTAAAAACATTTGACTCAATCAGAAAGCAGACAGAAGATTCTATCATAATATTCTGTGATAGTTCTATCGGAGGACTAAGTGATGATCATCAGTCTACGATATCCTCTAAAGTGGATTATTTCTTAGATTTTAGTACTGATCCTAATACAATAGAAATCAATCAAAGAGGTTTAAAAAGTCTTGGCGAAAGTTATCTATTGGGGCATGGTATCGTTTTTGCAAAGAACAATCTGAATCTGGATCAAGATGGCAGAATGTTTAAGTTAGGAGGTAGATGTGAGCTTCTAGATACATTTACTTTGGACGACTACAAAGATGCTAATGGAAAATTTGTTTTCAAAAAGAGACTTGATAGTTGGCAAGATGAGAGTATAAAAAATCATTTTGGTGCGACTCATCTTCTAGAAACAAGATTATATTCTTGGAATTTAAATATGACTGATGAGTATTTTTCTATTCTGAATAAGAACATGCAATTGATAAATCAAGGACTAGATACAGAACACGCTCACTTTATAAATGTGCCAAAAGAAAAGTTATTGGAATTTGATGTGCTGAATGTTGGATGTTATGTTGCGGGCTACACAAATTCCTACTACATAAGAGACTGATATGAATAATTCCATTTGTAGAAAGGTATGCGAATATGAAGACGATCAAAGAATATGCAGAGGATGCGGCCGGACGGCTGAGGAGATCACCGAGTGGTTCTACGCCACCAAAGAACGGAAAGTTGAAATCGCAAAAGCCGCAAGGAAACGTTCCAAAGCCACCAAGGAAGCCAACGAGCAGAGGCAGATGATTTCGCTTGACTTAATCTAGTTTCCGTAGTATAGTATACAAACTGACAAACACACAGAGGAAATGAGATGGCTAGAGTTATTACCGAAGTTGAAGTTGATGTCGACCTTGACGAGTTTGATGATCAGGAATTGATTGAGGAAGTTGAAGCTCGAGGTTTTTATGTCAGCGATGCTGATCATAACGATATCATAGCGATTGAGTATCACTGGAATCGTGGTGATAAGAAAGAAGCTCTTGTTCTCCTTGAAAGAAAATTTCGTGAGTTGCGTGGCATTTCACAGTTAGCAGACTAAATACAAATATCGCGGGGTTGGTATATGGGTTGTGCCCCAGCCTTCCAAGCTGTAGAAACGGGTTCGAGTCCCGTATCCCGCTCCAATTTTTCATTATGAGGTGACATTATGTCCATTTGGTATATCATTCTTTTTACAGTTCTGGCTGACGGTAAGGCTACCGTTGATACCAGATATCCTAACACTCCCGAATACAATAACGAGAAGACTTGTAATGAAGTCGGCAACTTTCTTATGGATGAAGAGCAGACTAAGATCGGCACTAATGCTGGTATTGTCTACTACATTTGTAAGGAAATTACTGGCGAAGAAATCAACAAGGCAACTGGCAAGACTGGAAGCGGCACCTAATGGATAACTTTACTTTAGATGAGTTCATTGAGAATGAAGATGGTAGTGCGACTATTTCCGTGACTATGGATTACGATACTCTTTTAGTGTTTGCGCGAAAGGGTATTTTAGCCACTCTTATTGAATCTGCTAATAAGATTATTGAAGAACAGGAAACTAAAGAATGAAGGTTAAGATCGGCAAATATCCCAATACTTGGTGGACTTGTCAAATCCATTCTAACTATATGGACAGGAAGTATGGTATTGAATGGAAAGAAAGTGAAACCAAGTTTGAAAAGTTTTTAGAAAAACTTGAATCTGCTATTCGGTGGTTCTATAACAATACTGTAAATCATATTGTGAAGCATCGTAAGCGCAAGATTAGTGTTCGCATTGATCGTCAAGATACTTGGAGTATGGATCATACTCTAGCATACATCATTCTTCCCATGCTCAAACAATTAAAGGCCACAAAGCACGGTAGCCCTTATATTGAACCCGAATATATTCCAGAACATATGCGTTTGACTGAAAGAGAGACTGCTGTTTTTGATCACGGCTCTTATGATAAGACTCTAAACGCAACTGATGAAGAGATTGAAGCGGCTAGCGAAAAGTTTCACGCACAGTGGATCTGGGTTCTTGACCAGATGATTTGGAGTTTTGAGCAAGAGATTGATGAAGAGAACGATTATA